ACCCCAACCACGCCTGGAAGATCGACTCATTCATCGTAGGAGCTACGATGTATGCTCCACCCATATCACCAGAAAACTGAGCAACCTTTTGCTTCAGCAACTTGCGCCGCAGAGCAGGATGGAATGCATATCCGAGTTTCCCTTTCAATGCATTGTCTTCTGCAAGACTGTACTCCATATCAAGCAGATGATCCCACGTCAGATTCCCACCCTGAGTGTCAATCTCAATGGTGTTGATGTTGCTTGTCGAAGCAATACCCGTAGGCTCACCATCAGCACCAGTCCCACGCAAAGCTTTCAAGTCGATCTGAAGAGCAATCGTCGCAGCAATATCCCTACGAACCAGAGCTTCAGCCGCCGGATTGCTAAGTTTAATCAAAGTGTTGGACAGTTTCACCAAAGCAGCGACTTTCTTAGGAGTCAGTGAGAGCTGTTCTAAGGTTAGATCACTTGCAGTGATGAGTGCATTTTCACCCACCCAGTATCCCGTCGCCCCTGCAGCCTGACGAGGAATCTGGATCGGAGAGCCTTGGAGATTCGGCAGGAACGTTGCCCCTAGAGCACCGACGATTGCTTCAGCCGTCAGAAGTTCAATCAACTCTGCAATGTAGATTGTGGGGACAATATAACCACCTGCCCCACCAGTGCCAAGACCACCCATCGTCCGCTTACGAGTATTGTCAAAAATTTCCTTCTCAAATCCTGCATTATCCCAATTCTGTGTTTTGATTGCCCAAATTGCCCTGAAGAAGGAGAATTTTTCCTTCTCATCCTCAAGACCAGCAAGAGTGACTTTCCGGGGAGTTGCGAGCTTTTCCATCTCAACAATTCGTGCCTCAAGTCCTTCGACTGTCTTGATCGCATCCTGCACCTTCGTATCAAACTTCATGAGCAAGAGCGACTTCTGCTCCTCCAACAACGTCTTAATCTGTTCTAACATTTTACTTCCTCCTTGAATTTTTTATGTTTAATATCCGTTATCAACTATGGCAGTCTTCACCTTGTTCATGGTCATCACGACTGAACGGTGAAAGCTTTTTCCATACCTTCATTATCCCTCCTTGGGTAGGAAAGCTTTTTCCATTTCCGCAGTTATCACTTTGAAAACATCAAGAACACCATCAGTGTCCTTTGTCGTATCAAGAATTATTTCATCCTGCTTCTCCTCACCAACAACTTCCTCAACTTCCTTCTCTTTTCTCTTTTCAAGTTCAGCATCAATAACTTCGGTCATTCTTGTAACCATATCTTCAGCAGCGGTTCTGAGCGTGATCGTCATCGATTCGAGACAAAGTTTCATCTGAGCCTCAAAGTCAGCAGTGAATTTCTCTTTCAAAGACGCAACCATCTCTTCAAGATCATCAATTCCCATGATAATTTCCTTCCCTTCAATAGTTTTGATAACATCTGGATGAGCCTTTACCCACGCTTTTGCTTCTGTCATCGTCCAACCATCAGATTTGGGAAATCGTAAGGATTGGATCTTCATCACATCTTCATCTTTCAATTTCCCTATAACAGCTCTCACTCTCGGTTTGTCTTTTTTGAGTGTGATATATCTAAAACTGCCCTCTTTAAATAGTTCGGGTTCTCTGACACGGTGACGAATCTCATTCTCCGTCTCATCCCACTTTTTATTTTCAATTTCCTTCTGCTCATCAGTCATTTCAACAGAGCGAATCCGAGAGATAGGAGTGAGCTTCTTCAATTCTTCTTCAAGCTCAGCAAGCATTGGAAACGCCTTTGCCTCCAGCTCTCTCACAACTGATCCCTGATCGAAACTATTTTGCAAGCATGAAGGATTCGCTGGTACTGTTACATGGGAGCATTCAAGCAGCTCAACATCATCGTAAACATATCGTACACCAGCTTTCTGCCAGTTTTTCATATCTTCATCATCGGCATATTCCGCATCAGGATCAACATGCCGACCTGCATGACAAATGAAACCAACACTATAAGCAGCAACACCCTTACTTGCAAGCACCCAAGCCCAGTCGGCCTCAGGATTGCCTTGTGAATGGAAATATTTAAACTCGGCTTCCAATTTTCCTTCCTTAACCTTTATCGAAACTGCATCACCAATCTGGTTCATCAAACCACGATAGTTATGTGATGATAAAAGAATTGGGTGCTTTTTGTAGCTACCCATCCGTTTCTTCCAAGCACTCGCAAGAATGATTTCATTGTAACGATCAATGGTTTCATCGGACATGATCACAGTTACAGTTCCTTCCTTAGGGTTTATCCTTTTAATTTCCGAAGCAAGAACACGTCTAATAATTTCCTGTTCCATTTGTTAACCTCCTCTTGTTTTGCGATCAATTAACTCATCATTGAAATCACATTAACGAATCGGATATTTTTTGTCGTTGCTCTGGGGACTTATCTCTATTTATCTTTGCTCGAGTTTCCTCAGACCACTTGCTTCCTATATGAGCCTGTCTTGTTTTTTCAATTGCCTCAGGCTTTCTTTTTATTCCCATCAATGACTCAGAAATTTTCTTTCTCTGCTCCTCGGGAAGCAGTTTTCCTATGTGAGAGTCAGACATTTTTTTCTTTGATTCCTCAGAATACCTTCTACCTGTTTGCTGTTCCGCCAAAAGGGCTCTTGACACTTCCGTATGCTCACCTGTTACTCTTCCCCGAATCTCAATTCCTCTTTCTACCAAAACTTTTCTTGTAACATCACCATTCACATTATACTCAGTATTAAGACGTAAAACCGAAACACCCTTGCAATACAGATCCACAATCAAAGTTTTATGATCCTCTGTCAAATCCACATATCTGAATTTAGTGACTTTACCTCGGGTCATAAATCTTTGTCATCCTCCTCTTCATCTTCCTCGGGCTTCACATAAACAACTGAAGTCCCAAGTGATTTCTGCACATATAACTTTCGTCCAAATGCCTGAGAGAAACTTGCCTCGTTCTTCGCCATCAACATCGATTTCTGCGTCAGTAAATTAAAAACAAGTCTCACCTTTTCCGCTTTCTCATCTTTGCCATCCGTCGCTTTCTCAAGCGTGACAAAGAGGGAATCGAGCAATTCAGCAAATCTCTCAACAATAACCCCAATTCGCCCTGAGATATATGCTACGACCTCAAAATTGTTATTGTCAACCGTTTGTTTACCACTCAAACTCATTGACGAAGCTGAAAACGTCTCGGAAATAGCCTGATAGTAGACTCTCTGAAGATCACTTTTTAATTTATCAAAATCTCTTCGCAACTCTGGTCTTACAAAATCATCACAATAAATAGAGGATAAAGTCTTCTTTCTGACCTCAAAAACAAATTTCTTGATCTTTGTTCTAAATTCTACCTCACTCTGAGAAATATGCTCGATCTGATCCTGTGCCTCAGTCGCAAGTTTCAAAAATCCGTTCAGTGTTTTTCCATCCCCCCCAGAAGGTTTCTCAGGCTTATCCTGATTTGTAGATTTCCCTGCTAAAATCTGAGTAACAGGTAAGTAACCACCTGGAACCCACCACTCATCTCCCCATTTCACATCTTCCATACCAAGTTCAAGTCTACGGTTGATTGCATTGACAGGCCAGCCCATCAGAAACATTTTGCCTGCTGTTTCAATCTTGTCAGCAAAATTGACCTGTAAAGAACCAACTGTAGCAAGATCAAACTCTCCCCATATCTTACCTCTCCCTCTTCGTTGACCAATATGAGAGAAGAATTTTGCCCAAAGATGATCTTCAATGTAATGGGTCTTAGGCATTAAACACTCTTCCCAAAATGCTTTGTCTGCTGCCTTGATACCATCATAGGATTTTATGGAACGATAAACGCCTAGAATTACTTCATTTACTTTGAAAGCAGCAAGAATTTCTTCCCTCGTCATATTCTTGCCTTGAATAAAATCCATGTCCTTCTGAGACATCGTTGATTCAGTAAACTTACCTCCTCCTTCAAGAAGAGCAATCTTATGTGCCTTATCAGCTCCCTTATGTCTATCTTCAAACTGTTTCAGGATCCGGTTGAACTGTTCATCAGTAAGCTCGCCATCAACAGAGATAAATCCCCCGATCCGTGCGCCATTCTTGAAGAATGCAGAATTATACTGAGTAGCATAATGATCCTGATCAATATTTTCTTGAGTTGCAAGAATAGGAGAAAGTCCCCGGATATCATCATAAGGATTGAAATAACGAAAGAAAATAATTTCGTGATTGGCAAAAGGTACAGGATCTCCAGTGCCATTATCATATAACCAACCTATAACTTGCCCTTGCTTATCTTGTCTTGGAGTAAAACGAACAGGATCAAATGTCCAAATCTCTTTAGGTATCTGTGTAATATTGTCTCTTTCAGTAATCCAAATCCCTTCTCCTCGTAAACTCAAGAAAATTGCCGTTGCTTCAAAAAGTTGTCTTTGAGACATGAGAGGATTTGGATTCTGAAAAAGCTCATAGATTGGACCCTCTTCGATTTTCTTAGACAAACCAGCACCAATATCTTGCTTAATAACAAATGGAACTCTTGAAATGTTTGATGCAATAGCATTAACAGCAGCGTAAACCCAAACACTTTCTTTATAAGGTTTGGTCAAAACCGATCCCTGCATATCCATCAGCTCTCGCAATGAACGATAAATCGTTCGATCACCTAATAATGGGCCGATGGTTGACTTTCTTGTGAGTCCAACCAAATCAAGAACAGTATTGAGAAAAGATTTCATCGTTCCATCCTATCATTCATACTATGCTCCCTTCCTCCCAAGGTTAAGGCTTTCAATTCCTCTATCAACCCTTTTTTATGTCTTGTCAACTCTTATTTTTAATTTAGCCATCTCACTTTCAACCCCTGAGCACCACGTGTAGCAGTATGAATTGCATAGCGACAAGCATCCGGAGCATGATCAAGGGCACCTACAGGCTCGTCTGTGACGTTTCCATATTTATCTTTCTTCCAAGAATAAGACCGAAACTCTTTGATCGTATCAAGTGCATCGCTCATAATATGCAAACGATATCTTTTCACAGAATCAATACCTGGCACTATCGAACGAACAGCGGGCTTCACATAGAAACCTGCTTTCTTCAGCTCTTCAATTTCCTCTGGACGAGTTGGATCTGCATAGATTGGTTGTTTTCTGCGAATGTCTGGAGGAGGCATTCGCTTCTGCATCTCTTGAATCAAATCCGTCGCTGTCAACTTTGTATGATGCAAAATCTGCTCAACGTAAGCGTCTTTCCCCCTCAAAGAAATTCTGAGCAGAACACAAGGATCATTATAACCAAAATCAAGGCCATAGCAAACTCGTTCACATGCTGCAACGTCAGGAACCCAGTCAATAGTTTCCCAATTCTTATAGATAATGTTTTCAAGAACACCCCAGTTCCCTAACGAATAAATATTATAGAAAGAAGGATCAATTTTTTCGAGATTCTCAAGATCGTTCCGTGCGTCTTCATCAAGAAAGGAATTATCTTTGTAGGTTGAATGAATCTCATCGGTATCATATTCGGGATTGTCCAAAACCCTCGTCTTAATCCAGTGAAACTCATCTATGGGGTTGAACGAGAGAAACATCTGGTTCCTATTGCCATCTTTTGTAGGAGCCCTGAGTCTCAAAAGAAGAATCTTAAAGTCCTCATAGGTAAACTCTGTCGATTCTTCCATCCATATGTAATTGAAATTCGAACTTTTTATTTTCTCGGGGTCGTCCAATCCACCAAAATGAATGATATTCGCCCCGTAATACCAGTTCATGTGAACCTTTTCCTCAATGATCTGGTCTCTGACATGATACTCCGAAGCGAGCTGGCTCAAAACCATATAACAAGACTGTCGCAAAGCAGGCAAGTTTTTCCGACAAATAAAGAAAGTTTTATTCGA